TACTGCTTATAAACGCAGGAGCAAACTTCTTAAAATAGTTAGCATCGCATGCTGCAAAGAACACTTGTCCTTGCGGTACTTCTCCATAACGACGATTTTTCATTATTCACCTTGTGTCACATCAAACCCATTTGCCGCACGATAACCTTTCTGCGACTCTTTAGCATACGGAATCCACTGTTTAGACTCATATCGTTGAGGAGTATAACCTGCTGCTTTTGCTTTACGGTAATACTCGTCAAACAATTCAATTACATCTTGACGACGATGTTCGCGGAACTCACCATCAAACCAATGCTTCCAACCTTTCTTCTCAAGACGAGGAACCGCATATTTCGCATGCATTTGCGTACTCATATCAGTATAGTGCAGAATCTTAATTTTGTCAAGAGAATCATTCTCGCCATCAAAATTATTCCACTGACGATCAAAGATTTGTTCAAGATGTGGATGTTGCGGAAGTCCATGCGCTAGTTGTTGATGCGCATAGGGTTCATTACGAATTATATCAACAGAAGGAATCACACCCTTTGCGCGTTCACAGTTCCACTTAGAGACGCAGAAACGCCATCCACCCTTACCCATAATGATTGCGGTATCATTCCAAGGTTCGTTCCAAAGTTCTGCGAGATCACCTTGAATGATCATATCGGAATCCATGTAGATTGCTTGTCCTTTGAATCCACGAAACTCTGGAATACCCCAACGGAATCCACTGAAAGGAGTTGCCCAAGTCTCAGATTTCCAACCATACCAATATGACTTGGGGTCTGTTGAGTGTTTCATCCAGTGAATGTTGATAGGCATCGACGAGTTTTTTCTCGCAGAATACTCCAAAACCATTTGACTTTCAGCGTCTTCGCCATTCGGTGCACACCCAACAAATAACTCAATTGCTTCACTCATAAGTGTATCCTAATGCTTTAATCTCATTTGCAAACAACTCTGCCACTCGATCAATGGTAGCATTAGTATGTAGTTTACGATAATCACGTTCCTTGCGAATGTCACCTTTAAGTTTGGTGTTTCCCCAATCCTTGATGTTAAGTTTAAATCTCTGATTCAAATCCTCATACATCTCTTCCATTTCTTCATACTTATAGAGCATTGTCACGCGACGAACATTATGACGATCAGTATAGTTCATCCAATCGATTGGTAGTAAATCACAAGTCATTACATAAGTCTCAAAGTCCATACCACCAAATCGAGCAGGTTTGATTTCTTGATGCCAATAGTACGAACTGACTACCTTGTCCCAAGGATTGCGTTCGATACTAAACTTAAAGTAATCGCGAAACTCTGATGGATACGATGCTTGAATCTTTGCCCAAGATGCATGTCCATCAGTTGAGGATGTATTGATACGAGGTGTGTCGTCACGAGGCGAACCAGTACAAACATCCTTTGGTCCCAAGTAAGGAAACATCAGTTTCTCAAGTGTGGAACCTGCGGTCTTCTTTGTCTTGACGAATACAAACTTGTGTTGATGCGATACGATCATTGCGTTACTACTACTGTTGCTCCTTGGAACCAGTTACGAGAGATAGGTACAACCTTGCGGTCATATTTCTCTAACCATTCGTTCATTGCCTTCCACTCATGGTCTTTCCAAGTCGTGTACAGAACGCGATTCGCTTTACCTTTGGGGGATGCCTCACCAAAGACATGTCTCCAACAACACAACTCATCGAAACGAATGATCGTTCCTGGTACGATGCGATCATTCAAAAGATTCAGCGCGTAATCAGTGCTACTATAAATGTCGCAGTCTACATGAAGAAAAGAAATGCATAAGTTAGGGTGGAAATCGGGGAGGGTTTCATTAAACCATCCTTTGTATAGTGTAACATTGTCTGGTACATCAGGAAGTTCTCCTTTGCGATCAAATGCTTCTGCTTTTACGTTTTTCTGACCCATGTCCCAATCTTCTGGTAATCCCTCAAAGGAATCAAATCCATGGAACTCCAAGTCTGGTCTGGCAGTCGCAAGGCAACCAATCGTCACACCGTTATAAACACCCAACTCAACATTCAATCCCCAACTAGGTAAATGCTTTGCCAGATCATCTAACTCTCTTAAGCGGACATCGTTGGTGTTTTCGTCGTCTGGTAAAAACTTATACTTTTTAATATTTTCAAATTCACGAATTTTCATCGTCATTAATTATTTCCTTCACGTGTGATCTATGGATCTTACATTGTATTATACCGTTAAAGTAATCTGAACGCAATAAAACTTTTCGGTCAATTTGCTCTTTGAGTTCCAAATATGATAACTCACCCTTAGTCTTGCAAAGATGGAGGATTTCTCTTTTGAACTCAACGTTGGACTCAACGAGGTTCTGCACTTCTTCAGAACTACCATAATACTTTTTCCAATCAGACTCTTTAATGACTGTTCGTCTTCGAGTCTTTCCTTTAAGGGGAGGCAACTTTCGTTTGGAAACGAGTAGTTTTTTCCCCACATATTTTTTACCTTCTGGGTCTGTGAGTAAATAGACGAACCCTATGTAATCTCCAATGTCTTCAGAAGTAAAGGGTTCGTCTTTGTATATCCAAGGGTTGTCGTAATCAATTTTTTTCAAAATCCAACTCATCAATGTCAAAGTCATCACCAAATGACTCATCTTCAACATCGCTGAGGTCTACGTCACATCCGCAAAAAGGGCAGTAGATTGGTTGTTCAGAGTCATCGTTTTCTATGTAGGTTAACTCCCACTCATTGCCACAATGTTCGCAGTTGAGTTCGTAGATCGATTCTGGCATACGCTTTCCTTGTAGTAGTTTTTTTATTTTACTATGTAGGTTTAGAAGTTCTTCTAAATCGCTCTCATTTAGTTCTATGAATAATCTCATGCCGCATAAGCGTCATCCCAACTACCTGTCAAACCTGCTACTTCATACTCAGTTACTCGATTCTCAAAGAAGTTGGTGTGATCCGCACCATTCAATACCCATTCTAACCAAGGCAGTGGATTCTCACGCACATGGAATGTAGACTTCAATCCAAGTTGAAGTAGACGACGATCAGTGATGTAGCGAATGTACTGCTTCACTTCTTCCTTCGACAAACCTTCAATCTCACCCATTTCGTATGCCAAGTCAATAAACTTTTCTTCAAGTTCAACTGCTTTCTCTGCCATCAGATAAATCTCACGCTTGAAGTCATTGTCAACAATACGCGGATGCTCTTTACAGAAAGAACGGAACAACTTAGAGTTGCCCTCAACATGCATCGACTCATCGCGAATCGACCACTCAACAACCTTGCCCATACCTTTCATCTTACCAAAGCGTTGGAAGTTTAACAGCATCACGAATGACGCAAACAGTGCAACGCCTTCATTGAACACAGACTTCGCAAGGCAATGTCCAAGTCCTCGTTGTGTGCTTGGGTCTGCTTGCATGATAAACTCAATCTTGTCTACCATCTCTGTGTACTCAAGAAACTTGTGATACTCTGACTCTGGTAATCCAAGTGTCTCGTTCAACAGTGCGTATGCGCGTTGATGAATACCTTCCCTCGCAGCAAACGAACCAAGCATGTTACGGACTTCGTTGTTCTTAAACTTAGGAATGAACTGATCGTAGTAGTTCTGTCCTACTGCGACATCAGACTGTGTGAACAGACGCAGAATGTTCGTGATGTATTCTTTCTCTACTGCGGATACCTTACCGCCCTTCCAATCAGTGACATCTTCAGATAGATCAATCTCATCTTCGATCCAATGTGCTTTTTCGTGGCGAGTTGTGATCTCGACTGCCCAAGGATAGTGAAATGGTTTGTATGTCTGAGAAAACTTAGTCAGTCCACCAGACTTCTTCTTCAACAGATCATCTGCTCGTGCCATCAACTGATCGTATCCACCGATGTGTTTGTCGTCGATGAAAATCTGAGGAACTGAGTTGATTCGACGCTCCTCAGTGCCACGAGTAATCTCTTCTTTGTTGCCATTTAACTTCTGATAAAATGCTAGACGCTGTTCTTCGTCATCCAACACATTCTCTGTGTAAGTAAATCCATGACCAGTCAACCACTCCTTTGCTTTAACGCAAAAAGGACATCCCGATTTTGAATAAACAGTTACTTCCATTTCTACCCCTGACATGCTACGCACTCTTCTTCTGATTGTTGTGATTCAGCAAACTCAACGAGTCGCTCTCTTTCTACTTTTTGTGCCACATTTTCTGCACGATTGCTTGTTTCTGTACGCAGATAGTACATGCCCTTGCAACCATACTTCCATGCATTATAATGAACTGTGTGCAAGTATGCTTTACTTGCTCCCGCAGGGAAGAACACATTCAGACTCTGCCCTTGACAGAGGTACTGTTGGCGTGATCCTGCGAGGTATACGACCCAATCTTGATTCAGTTCGATTGCAGTCTTGAACACATCCTTGAGGTGATTGTCAAGGAAATCGAGATGCTGTACTGAACCACCATTGGTGATAATAGAAGACCACACCTCTTCAGTGTTCTTTCCGATCTTCTCTAATTCTTCTTCCAAATACTTATTCTTTGAAAGATGTGAACCTGCGCGTGTACGCGAGGTGAATGCATTTGCTTTCCAAGGTTCAATCGATGGTGATGTTCCGCCTATAAGACTTGAGTTAGCATTAGGAGCAATAGCAAGCATGTGTGCGTTACGACGACCAGTGCCTTCCATGTCTGGTGCTTCGCCCTTTTCTTTTCCAAGTCGTAATGTCTCTGCAACTGCTTTGTCATAAATGTCTTTGAAGATTTCATCATTTACCTTTCGTGCTTCTTCCGACTCAAATGCTACTCTGTGTTTTTGGAGATACGAGTGGAATCCCATTGCCCCGAGACCCAAACTCCTTTCCCTACTTGCACTGTACCTTGCACGACTGATCTCGTCCCCTGCGTGGTCAATGAAGAACTGCAAGACGTTATCAAGAAACTGGATAAGATCAGCAATAAGTGTAGTATCTTTCCATTCATCATACTTCTCCAGATTCACGCTTGAGAGGCAACATACTGCGCTACGCTCGTCGTTCGTCGCAAGGTGTATCTCATTACATAGGTTTGATCCACGAATCTTCAAACCCAAATCTTTCTGTGTTTGTGGCATCGCACGATTCGCTGTGTCGATGAAGTTGAGATACGGTTCGCCAGTACGATAGCGAGTCTCAAGCAACACTTCCCACAATGCTCTTGCCCTCATAGTGTCACGAACTGAGCGATCATTTGGATCAAGTAGATTCCAATCGTCATTGTTCTTGACTGCTTCCATGAAT